CATATAATTGACTTAATGAATCAAAAGCTGATACTTGAAGTGCAATATCCGTTGGTTCTTCACCCAAACTCTTAACATAATCGGTAAGAGAAAAATGAGATTTTTTACCGATAGTAAAAGGACCACCCAAGTCACTCATTTTTTGGTGTATATCAGCTACAGCACCTTTCCAATCTGCTTCTTTTTTCTCTGCCGCTGCAGCTTCCGCTACTTTAGCCTGTCGGTCAGCATTTGCTTGGGCAGCTGCCAATTCTTGATTACGTTTAGTTACTGCTTCTTGTCTTTTAAGGGCCGATTGGAATGCTATATTTTTTGCTTCTTGTTCGACTTGGAAAATAATATTCCTTGTTTCAATGTCAACAAGAGGATTCACTGCACCTGGCACAGGTTCCATACTATTATGAAAACTATTATTACTCAAAGACTTATGCCAATTAAATGCCTTTTCATTTGTTGGATCAAAAAATATCCAATTTTCACCAAGTATACGTGATACAAACTCAAATCCAGTTTGTGGTGCATATCCTGTATCGGATGTTAATCCTGAATAAGGTAATGAAAAATAAGAAACAGGACCTCTTGGTGCACCTTTTCTTGCTCCCGAATCACTTGCCCAAGAAGTACCGAGTCCAACTGCACTTGTGGAAGAATGTTTACCAGTCGTAAAAGAAATCGTTGCGTCAAACGTGGGTTCTCCTTCTGGATACGTTAAATCTTCTGAAGTAAATATGTAGACATCCTTTGGATCTAAAACATCGTTTTTCCATGTTCTAATTGATTTATCTATTTTATCATAACCATCGGGATCTAAATATGCCCAATTCATATTAATAATATCTGAGAACACTTGGCCATTGTTATATTCACCACCCAAGCTTGAATATTTCTTGAAAGTATACGATGTATTTGGTATTTTTTTACTTGGACTATGACTGGCCTGTTGCCAAAAATATTGTTCTACAGAACTATCTGTCGATGTATGAATACTACCTATTCCATAAGCACCCTTTTGACTAAATACTTCTTGAGTTGGCCATCTGGGAGTTCTACCAAATAAATAAGTTATTCCCCAATCAAGTCCATCCATAAACTTACTGGTTGTTCTTTTTTCAAACTCAATAAAATTCTTAGTTAATCTTGTTAATCTACTTTTTTCAAACTTAAACTCTTCACCACGATCTCCAAATCCCCAAATATCATCATCTCCATCATTTTTCCAATAATCTTCATATTTGTTAGGTGCAAATAATCCAAAAACAGTAAGATGTCTTTGCCAATGTACTTTAGGTATTAATGATGCAGATAAACTAACTGGATTATAAAGTCTCGTTTCTGGACGAGGATTATAATCTTGTAAAAGATATTGTTTAGATGCCCATTGTATACCAGTCTCAGTTTCTAACCATTTACTAATTCTCTCTGAATCTTCGGCGGCTCTCGCCATAACCAAAGCTAAATATTCTACTGGAGCATATGGTTGTTTTGGATCTCTTGGTATATAAGTTTGTCCAATTGGGCGTTGTATAAGTGGATGTTCACCTTCAACAAAAACCCCATCGGCCTGGTGTCCAAACCTAAACTGATTATATGGCCATACATGACCAGTTAGATTACGCGCCCTTTTCCACAATGCTGTTAATGGTGTTGGATAAGTAACATTAGGATTACTATCATACAAACTGACATCCGTAAGGTCTTGGAACATCCCACCACCGTGTGTAAAAAGAAAATTTTGTTCCTGTTCATGTGTATATCCAAATTGTGTTTCTATCGAATATGCTGTAGCTTGGTCTGGATATGACCGAGGTATATTATATAATGTCCGTTGTGCTGTTACTCCTTGTCCAAAAAACTCTAAAAATGATCCTGGAATCTGATATTCACCATTTTCTGTCATATATCTACCAGTTACCGTCCAATCAGGTAAAGTATCTGAATATCTTGGAGCTGCACCACCAACTGCTCCTGCAAAATCTTGTGAACCTATATGTATAGAACCAAGTTTCCATTTTTCGGATGGTATAGAAGTACTTTCATTTTCAAATAAATCCGTTAATAAAGACACATGATTAAAATTATCAATAGTTGGTAAAAAATGATGTTGATATACATCATATCGTTTTTCGTCTTGTTGATTTCCTAATTCATGAAATATTTTATCAGGCCAACTTGCTGCTATACTATCTGATGCTCCAAGTCCAACTGCTGATGGGACTATCTGAACAATATCTCCTCCTGAACCTACATACAATCCAGGATACCCAGATATTGGTAAAGTAGTAAAATCACTACCATGTGCATCAGTTACCTTTGGTGTTACATTTATATTTGTTTGATAATCTTGTGTAGTAGGACCAGATAATGTAATCATATCAACTTGATGTGTTACTGAATCAACTGGTTCTGAATGTTGACTTACATATTCAGCCAATGGAGTTGTCATAAAATCTTCTGCCCATGCGTTTGGAGCTACGGGTGAAATATTAAGTGTTTGTTCTGGAGCACTACCATGTGGTCCATTAGAACTTACTTGTGCTATAGTATGAGATAATGGTGTTAAAGTATAACCACCTTCACCAATAGTATATTTAGATTCACCCATATCAACTGTAAACCCATGTGGATGTCCTCCAGGTGGAATAAATCCTTGTCCTTGTTTTGTTCCATCCATATAATCTGTTACGCCATATGGACCTCTTGTTTCTGGTTCAGTTTCAAGTGGACCAAAATTACTTACCATTTCTTCTAATGATTTCGGATTTGGTCTTTCAAATGTTTGTTGTCCTGTTACTATTGAAGAATGACCATCATAAAAAGTTTGTGGAACTCCTGCTCCATCATCGAGTTCACTATGGTCTTTAGGATGTGGTGGCTGTCCGTTTGGTTTTATTCCACCATGACGACCACCTATCTGACTATTATTTTCAGTAGTAGCAGCATACTTAGTCCATTTAAAGTTCTCTAAATTTTGTGTTAAATCAACAATACCCATTACTTTCCTTTAACTATATCTAATGTTGCATTTCGTTGTTTTCTAGCCTGTTCTTCTCTATCTGTTAAACTCTGATTGGTTAATGCAATTAATTGTTCAAGTTTCTGTTCAGTACCAGTATTATCTGCCTGAACTACTATTGGTTGTTGATTTCTTAAACTTGCCATAGTTTCAAGTAAGTTTGGAGCGGCTGCCCAATCATCATTTGGTGATAATTCTCTAAATTGACCTTCTTTTGTTGCAATTTTGGTTGTTTTTCCTGCTTCTCCAATAACATCACCAGCCCCCTTCATATCTTTGAACACCCCACTACCAAATGTTGAATATCCCAATGCTCCACCAGCTATTGCACCTGCTGTCATTCCACCTAACATAGCCAGACCGATACCAGCTCCAAATCCACTTGCTATCAAAGCTCCTGCTATAGCACCAATTATTCCAAAGACTATCGCACCTTGTAGCTTGTATTGTTTGTTTTGGTCTGCCAAAGCCTTTGCCTTTTGTTCTTCTGTCATCATCAAGGTCATTAAATCACTCGTCTGTATGCTAAGTGCAGATGCAGCTTCTTGTCTCTGTACGGCCGTCATTTTATTCCATTCGGCCTCACCACCAAGTTGTTTTAAAACTTCTTTCTGTCCCTGAACAAGTTTTCCATCATATATTAATTGTCGAGCTCTTTCAAAATTAAGATTCTTATTAAGTAGTACTGACAATTCCATTTCTTTGGCAATAGATGTTTCCCAATCCAATAAACTTTCAGCCATTTGAGCAGTTACACCTAAATTAGACCCTAGCTTAGCTGCATGTTTTGTAGCTTCTATTATATTATCACCAGTACCTTTAGTATATGCTGCCACAAATTCCATATTACCTGCCATATCAGCAAATACTTTAGACGCGGATAATCCTTCTTTTTTAATTTGTTTTATCCACTTTACTTGTTGGTCGAGTGCCATTTCCTTAGTTGAATCAGTAGTAGCAACTTGAAGTTTTAATATTTTTGCCATATCAGTTGCCTGGACTCCGTGTAACACGGATGTCTTTTTCATAGTCCACAAAACTTCATTACTCACATCTGATAATGACCCGAACTCGTCTAATACCGCCTGTGCTTCGTCTTTAAATATTAAAGCTGATATTGGCATCTCATTCCAAGCAACACCTAAATCTCTAGCAGTACTCCACAATTTATAAAACACACCACCAAGTACACCAGCAATACCTATCATTTTACCCATACTACCTTTAGCTTTAGACAAAAAACCACTAAATTTTCCTGATGATTTTGCCGTTTTTGGTATTTCTTTTCCTAAGTCTTTTTGAGACGCCACAGATTTGGCTCTTGCTATTGATTCATCGTAAGCCGATTCACCCATCTCTGCCTGATTACTCAAATCTTGTCCACCAATTCCTTCACCTTTAAATGAAGGTGCACCACCACCACCACCACCACCTTTACCTTTCATAGCACTGATAATAGCTGGTATAAGTGCTTTTGCTTTAGTAATAAGTTCGTCAAAATTACCAACATGAGTATGAATACTTCCTGGTGTTGTTCCGGCGGCTGTTAATTTGGCGATATTTTCTTCCATTGTACCCATAGGTAAGGCTTCCGTTGCAATATTAGGTTGTGCAAATCCTTCCATATATTCATTATAACCTTTATGTGCATGAACACTTTGTTGTGCCGCTACTGTAGCATTACCTACAGATTTATTCCATTCATCAAAATTCATCATATTATCACCAACCATATCTGTACCACCAGTTGCAGACTCTATAACTCCACCAGTAGTAGTAACACTACCATTTACATACATTACAACATCACCAGATATTGTTAAATCCTCAGAAGTAACAGTACTATCTATCGGTCCTCCCTGATTCATTTCTCTAAAAATTTGTGCTTCCTGCTTGTTCCCAACTGACTCTGCATTTTGCACAGCGTTACTAAGTTCTCCTTCTGCGTAAACGAACTGATTAGTCATATCGTCAATATAACCTTTCCCTTCTTTAACCATCGATTGGATATATTCTTCTAATACTGCTGAATCAGCGCCCTTTAGGCCGCTACGATATTCCAGTGATGCCTGTCTGGACTCATCCGTCTTTCCAGTAAACTCCTCACGGGCCGATTCCGATGCACCTTCTCTAAATGCATCAGATAATTGTTCTCCCCATTCATCAAATGGCATAAGTGATGATATCAATCCTCCAAAAATAGGTATTTGTTTTATCCAATCATCTATAGCACTAAATGGTTGATTGATTAATTTTGCAGTTTCATCAATTCTGTTATGAACCCGTTTCATTTCATCTTGTTGGGTCTGTAAATTTTTTAAATGTTTAACATCTTCTTTATTCCCGTGTGCTTTTGCCTTTGCAATATCTCTATTTAAATCAAGACTAATAAATTCGGAAGTACCTATTGATAACATATTTCCTGCAACTTCTCGTGTTCTATCCACCGTATTAACCATAATTGCGGCTTTGGCTTTGTGAAATTTAGTACCACCTTGTAATAACTTATTATATTCCTGTTCTCTACCAACCAATCCTTTAGCCAGTTTACCCATAGCAGTTGAATGATCTACTTGGGCGAGAATATGTTCAGATGAGGCAACAGTTGATTTATTGTACTCTTTGGCCAAATCGACCAGATTATTCCACTTCTCAACTCCCTTGTTTAAATCTTTATTAAGTGTTTCGGTAGCAATTAATTGTAACTTTTGGGTTTCAGACATGCTATCCCACATATCTTTATTTGAGGCAATCCACTTTACAATGAGCTGAGATTGTTCATCTTGTCGTTTAGCCAACTCTTGAAATGCCTGAGTTGACTCACTAATGTTTTTATTGAATGGTTTTTTATTTATCGCCACGAATTATACCTTGTTTGATATTGAAGTATTTAATTCGAAAAAAATCTAAAATATATTAGGAAATACCTTTTTTAAATCTTTTCTAAGTTGTTCGTCATCTTTTGTTAAATGTCCATATAGATCATCTGCAGCATCTTCAGCGGCTTTAATCTTCCGTATAAGGTCTGGATCTTTAAATAAAGACTTTACAAACTTACGTCCCTTCTTTCGTCCAAGATGACGCCAAAGTTTCTCCATAAACTCATTTAGAACTTGTTCATTTTTGACAACATATTTGTACTTAGGCATTGTTCTTTTCTCCGAATTAAATAAAACTGAATGTTACTTATCAATTATAAATATCAAAGTAGAGAAAAAATAATATTATCTGTTAGATTTTTTTATGTTAGGACGACTTAATTTAGATGACTTTTTTGTAGCCTTTTCATAGGCAGCATTTTCTTCATCATATTGCTGTTTAAGTCGTTTAAGATAATAAAGTCTTAAATACACGGGCATATTATAGACTTCATTGAATGTGAATCCGCCCTTGGCGTTATAAATCAATTGAAATATTTGATTATGTATGTTTGGTTTATCTTCTGGTTGAAGGCCAAAAAAACTGAGCAGTCACAGGGACCGCTACCTCCTCGACTTCTCCGTTGTCGAGTTCTATCATAACAGTCATATCAACATCTGGACTAATTGATGTTAAATATGCCCTATATGCAAATGAATCAACAGAAAGAAATTCATTCTCTACAAAATTATTTATAGTAATTTTTTTATTGTCACCATCAACCGATGTAATGGAAGTCTTTAATCTTGTAGTGATTTCAGGATCAATACCAGTTTCTTTTGTAAACTTTTTCATTGCCTTCAATTCGTCATCTATCTGGCGTTCCTCTTTTTGAGTAAGAAACTTAAATGTGACAACTCTTTTTGAAGTAGGCAATTCAAACTGGTGCTCATTAACTCCTTTAGTAAATTGTGTAAAATCTATTCTTTTATCTTCAAGTGAAGTTAAATCTATTGTTTCATCCCTTTGTCTACCACTACTTGCATCTACAAATGTTATAGGATAATCCTTACCATATGCTAAAACTCTGGCTGCTACCATAATTGCATTTTTATCACCTATTAAAACATCATCAAGTGTTACACCTTCTGTAACAATGAGTGCCTCTAAAAGTTTATCAAGTACAATTCCTTTTTGTATTAAATTTCCAGAAGTTAGAATATCTTCTTCTTTTGCTGTCATATACTTAATTTCCACTTGACCACTCGATAACGGATTATCTTCTGGATAAAAATATCCCTTAGAAGGTAAATCTATTACCTCGGATGGAAATTGGCGTTTTTCTTCTGCCATAATTATCTCCTATGTATTATTCTATTGAATAGTTTTTGTAACCATCAATATAACCAATTAATTAAAACTTTACTGGGTATCAATTAAGATACCCAGTCAAAATTATTATTTAGGTGCTGCAAATTTCTCCGCTGCTGTTACACCTAACCCAACTACCGTAATGTACATAAAACATTCAAGTATTTGGTCTTTAATATCAAATCCACCAAATGTGTTTGCTCCCCAAGAAGCTACTAACATAACAAATGATGCAAATCCAATAAATCTTTTACTGGAAACTTTTGCATCACCAGATAACATCTGTGTAAAAAAACTCATGTTTTTCTCCGTTTAGAATTGTAGGATAGCGTAATCGTATCTTAATGTAAGTGTAATGTCCGCTGGATCAGTAGTATTTGCCCAATCCATATCATTAAAGTTAGCGTTTACAATCCAAGTTCCCTTTAATGTCCACTCCTCAACTTTATCACCAACAGGTCCTAAGACATTGATAGTTACATCTTTCTTATAGAAATCTGTATATCCATCTCTACCTGTTACTGACTCGTGAGCTAATCTTACCCATTCCATAACAGCTTGTGCTCCACTTGGAACAACTGGGTCATAAAGTGTAATTTCTAATTCTTCCCATGCCCCTTTACCTTTGACATATCTTTTTACATTGATGTGGTCTAATTCAATTGTTTCAAAGGCTATTGAAGGTCTGTTAGCGGTTTTTATGAGATAAGCTGGTATACCTTCAATGTACATGATGTACCGATTTTTTGTTTTCGGTTCAAATGGTGTGAACATTATTTCAGAAGGATCTAATAGTTCTGGCATCTTTATTCTCCAATAAGTTTAATTCTTCAACTATAAATATCAAAAATTATAAAAATCATCATAATCATTTTTCATAGTTTTATAGAAGTTTTATAGTATCTTCATATATAAATATACCGAGCAACAAAAAACCCCTCAAAAAAGAGGGGTTTTTGTTTAGTTAATCTATTGATTAAACTTATTCAGGAAATGTAGCTCCTGTTGGTAATACTACGAAGTCCAATACAATAAATTCAGCTGTCCGTGTTGGTTGGATAAATATCTGACCAACAAGTTGATTTCTATCAACAACATCTGGAGTATTATTGGTATCATCCATTACTACTCTAAATGCGGATAAACCACTATTTGATTGTACAGACTCTAAGAATGGATTCACTATGTTAAGGAATCTATTTCTTGTAGCTGTAGTATTCTGTTCGAATACTAAATACCTACTTGATGAAGCGATAAACTTCTTCAATCTAATCAACAATCTTCGTACATTAACCCTATCAAGTGCTGATGGTCTTGCTTGGAGTGTTTTCTGTCCCCAAACTACCACACCTTGACCTGGGAATGAAGCGATTGGATTAACTCTATCTTCATAAAGTTCATCTCTTTCAGAATGAGTCAATCTTGTTTGTGCTTCAAGTACGGTTGTTAATCCACCACGATTCAGACCAGCTGGTGCGAACCATTCGTGTGCTACTTTATCTGTGTAAGCGATTACACCAGGTAACACAACTGAAGGCGGAACCCATACAGGTAACGATGTATTTCTATCTACAATCTTTACCCAAGGATAATAGGTTGCTGCGTAATTCGTATCAAGTGCGGAAATTGTATTTACTGCACTTGCTATTGTACCACCATGAATACCACAATCCAATACATAAAATGCATCACCACGAGCTTCACATTTAGCTATCGCGTGATTAGTAATCTTGGAATGTAATCCGTGAATTATACCAGGTGTTATCAACATATTGATATCGAACTCATCAGCGTTACTAATAGCGTTAATTGCTTTTTTGTAAGATACTGAACCACCAGTAGATGATGTTGAACAATCAAATCCTTGAGTATTGGTATTAACAATATTCGCTCCCGTATATTTAGGAACTGCTGGATTTGAACCATCAAAACCACCTTGAAATGGAACAACGAACTTTCTCTGTTTAATATGAGAAAG